GAATGTATAGAGTACGACACACAGTCGGCTGATCGATACCACAAATACAAAGGTAAGGTCAGCCGATATATGGATTTGGCGAAGAGAGTAGCCAGCCAATCAGCTTATCCAGAATATAAACATGGCGCTGTCTTGGTGAAAGGTAGTTCCATTAGAAACACGGCACATAATAAAAACAATTTTTCTTCTTTCGGGAAGAGGTTTCAAAAAGATCACAACGGAAGATCCACTGTACATGCTGAATTGGGCGTCATCTTGGGGCTTGATCGTAATGTTACAACCGGTGCAACTGTATATGTTGCGAGAGTTGGCAAATGCGGAGAATACAGGCTAAGCAAGCCGTGTTCAATGTGTCACGCTGCTATGAAGCACGTAGGCGTTAAGAAGGTTGTATATACCATTGATGATAAGATTGTGGGGAGTTATAAACTATGAAATATAAAGTAGGACAATTAGTAAAAATAATAGACGACGTATCTCCTCCCAATGTATACTATGTAGGACTTATTGTGGGTGCGTGGAACGCAGACACCTATGAAATCCTATGTGTAGGAGACAAGGCACCAGAGGTGTTTTTTGAAAGTGAAATTGTAGGAGCAATTGAATGAAAAGAGTTTTGATTATTGATGCATTGAATATGTATCTGAGAGCGTATATTGTCAACCCATCCATATCCACCCATGGACAGCCCATAGGTGGTTTAAAGGGTTCTATTGGAATCCTCCAGAAATTGGTTAGAGACACTAAGCCTGATAATGTTGTTATATGTTGGGACGGCCCCAATGGCTCTATGAAACGCAAGATCATGGATAAGAATTATAAGGAAGGGAGAAAACCCATCAGATTGAATCGAGCGTTTCACAATTTATCAGAAGACGAGGAAACCACAAATAAGGTTTGGCAACAAAGTAGGCTCATTGAGTACTTAAATGAAATGCCTATCATTCAAACTATGATAGCAGAGATTGAGGCAGATGATGTTATTTCATACGTGACGCAAATGCCGCATTATAAGGGATGGCAAAAAATTATCGTTTCAAATGATAAAGACTTCTTTCAATTATGTGATGATGAAACTGTGCTTATGCGACCAGTGAAGAAAGAGTTGTTAAACAAGAATCGTATCATTGAACAAACAGGGGTACACCCAACAAATATGGCCCTAGCGAGGGCGATCATTGGGGATGCATCCGACAATCTTCCAGGCATCAAAGGTGTTGGTTTTGCGACGGTTGCAAAACGGCTTGAATTTTTATCGGAAGAAAAAGCCTATACAATTGAAGAGGTTATAGAACATTGTGAACACGCCGAAAGCAAGCTTAGATTTTTTCCCAATATCATAGAGGGAAAGGGATTAATTGAGCATAATTATAAAATGATGCAGCTATATGTTCCTCAAATGTCTTTTCAGTCAAAAATGGTAGTCAAGGAAGCTGTTGAGAACTTTGAGTTTACGTTTAATAAAACAGAAATTATTCGTATGATGCGCGATGATGGATTTGGTGAACTAAACCTAGAGGATCTGAAAACACATATGAATAAAATCGTTAGAGAATGTGGTTGACTTTTTGAGTCGGCGTGATATAATAATATTTAAAGAGGGCACAAATGATAAGAGAGGGCGCAAGTTTTGGAAAGTATGGTAAAACTTTCCAAGAGGGACTAGTACAACTCATTTTTGAAGATCGTCCGTTTGCCGATCAGATAACAGAAGTATTTAATATAGACTTTTTAGAATTAGAATACCTACAGGTTTTTGTAAAAAGAATTATAACCTACAGAGAAAAATACAACAAACACCCCTCTGTTAATGCCATCATAAGCATTTTGCGCACTGAACTAGAAAGCGAAGATGAAATAATACAAAAACAAGTACGCGATTATTTTGCCAAAATACATACGAGCGAACTCACAGACACAGAATACATCAAAGAAGCTTCATTAGATTTTTGTAGAAAACAGAACCTTAAAGAAGCCATGATGAAGTCTGTTGGTTTGTTACAAACATGTTCTTTTGATGAGATTTCAAAAGTTATTAATGATTCATTAAGATTGGGCTCCGAGACAGATTTTGGACATGATTTTCTTCTGGATTTTGAAGATCGATATAAACCAAAGCACCGCCGGCCCGTTACGACTGGTTGGAAAGACATTGATGGCCTATGCGGCGGCGGTTTGGGACAAAAGGAGATGGGTGTTGTTATCGCCCCTACGGGTGCCGGCAAGTCAATGGTACTTGTTCATCTTGGCGTGCAAGCGTTAAAAGAAAAAAAAGTAGTAGTACATTATACCTTGGAATTGCCTGATACTGTTATTGGCAATCGCTATGATAGTTGTATTACTGGTTATCCTCTCTCAAATTTACCTAATTTTAAAGAAGATATTTATAAACAAATTAGTCAGATTGATGGCAAACTAATTGTGAAAGAATATCCCACTAAATCGGCGTCAACTAACACAATTCGTGCTCATCTTTCTCGGTTAATTAAAAGAGGAATAAAGCCTGGTATGATCATTGTGGACTACGCTGATTTGTTAAGGCCTGTTGTCATTAGAAAAGAGAAAAGAAACGAATTGGAATCTATTTATGAAGAGCTTAGAGCGATTGCTTCTGAATTTAAGTGTGCGCTATGGACGGCTTCTCAAACAAATAGGTCTGGGTTAAACGCAGAAGTGATTACAATGGAACAAATTTCGGAAGCTTTCAATAAATGTTTTGTAGCTGATTTTATTTTTTCCATCTCTCGTACAATCGAGGACAAACAAAAGAAACAGGGAAAGCTTTTTATCGCCAAAAACAGAAATGGCCCAGATGGTATTGTATACAATATTTTTATGGACACTTCTAACGTGAATATTAAGATCGCCCCAAAGATTGTGGCGCCACAAATTCCATTGAATCCTGTAGCCCTTGATCCTAAAAAACAACAACAAGTATTACAACAAAGATATGAAAAGTTCAGAAAAAGGAGAAAATAGTTTATGAGAACTTCGCAAAATATTCGTAGATTTCGCTTATCAGATGTGTTTATCGATCCATATAGAACCCAAGAGGTGCCATGGGGCCCCTTGGGATATGTTACTTTTAAGCGTACTTATGCTAGGCGTTTAAACGAATTTGATTCAGATGCTACAGGCACAGAAGAATGGTGGCAAACATGCCGACGTGTTGTTGAGGGCATGTTTAATATGCAGAAACAACACGTGGTGGACAGTGGTTTGGAATGGAACGATTCGAAAGCACAAAGAACCGCCAAAGAAGCGTATGATCGTTTATTTAACCTTAAGTGGACGCCTCCAGGTCGTGGCTTATGGATGATGGGAACTAAGTTTGTGGAGGAAAAGACTGGCGCTGGACTTTTTAATTGTGCTTTTCGTTCCACCAAAGAACTTTCTTCTAAGGGGGGATATTTGTTCTCTTGGATGATGGATGCTTTAATGGTCGGGATTGGCGTAGGTTTTGATACCTCTGGCGCAGGCACTGTAACCATTGAAGAACCCCACTATACAAATGACACGTTAGTGATTGACGATTCTCGCGAGGGCTGGGTCGATTCTGTTCATCTTCTTTTGGATGGATTTTTCTTTGGCGGTAAGGTGCCAAAATTTGATTATTCGGCAATCCGGCCAGAAGGGGCCCTTATTAAGGGTTTTGGAGGCACGTCTAGTGGTGCGGGCCCACTTAAAGAATTGCACGAAAATCTTAATGAATTATTTTCAGATAAAATAGGAGAATCTATTACTTCAGTTGACATTGTTGATGTTGAGAATTTAATTGGTCGTTGTGTTGTAGCTGGAAACGTTCGTCGCTCTGCAGCGTTAGCAATGGGCACCCACGATGATATGCATTATTTACAGATGAAAAATGATCAAGAAAAACTATATCATCATCGTTGGGGCTCTAACAATTCTTTTGTTGCAGAAGTAGGAATGGATTATACATGGCACGCAGAGCAAAGCCAAAAGAACGGCGAACCTGGATACATTTGGCTTAACAATGCTCGTACTCGTGGTAGATTCAAAGATCCTGAAAGATATGATGATATTAATGTTGCTGGTTTTAATCCTTGTGTTGAACAACAGCTAGAGGATGGCGAACTGTGTTGTTTAGTTGAAACTTATCCAGCTAAACATGATTCTTATGAA